AAAAAATGCTGTTAGTGTAGTTAAAACAATTATTTCTGCAGATTGTATAATCAGTAATAAAAGATTAGCATAATGCAGGCAATTAATTACTACCTTGTTGTAGACAAAATTAAAGAAGCTCCGAAGAAAGTAGGTGGCTTAGAATTAACAGAAAAACAGAACAGTGACATTAGGTACTTAAGAGCGACTGTTATAAGTGTTGGAGATAAAGTTCCTCACATAAAAGAAGGAGATATTGTACGATATGATAAACACGCTGGGTTTGGTATTGAATGGGAAGATAAATTACTATTAGTAGTCAAAGCTCAGGATATAGTTCTTATAGAATGAGGCTTGAAAGCAAGGATTTAAGGGAAATGAATTTACTAAAGTATTACAGGCTCGTTAGAAGATGGGCCTGTAAAACTTATGATTTGAATGATGCAGATTTAGAGTTACTTGTTTATCTTGATTGTAAAAAGTTTTTTACACGCAATGATTTTATTAACGGTGTTTATACATACAGCTGGGATAAAGACCGCTGGGAAAGATTAAGAAGAAATGGTTGGATTGATGTTTTTAAAGAACGCAATAGAACCACTTCAAAATACGCTGAATATAAGGTATCTGTGAAGGGTCAGAATTTGATTATGCGCATATACAGAATATTACTAGGTCAAGATGATTTACCAACTTCATCTAGGAGTGTGTTTTATAAAAACAAAACATATACATCAAAAGTTTTTAATAAAGCTATAGATGACATGATAAACGATAAAGAAAGATAAATGAGTTTTAACTTAAAGCAGTTTGCAGATCTTGTTGGTATAGACAAAGAGACTTCTACTTATGGAACACCAGTTTTTAAAAAAGACTTAGGTGGCAATATACTTGCAGAAGCAAATAATGACGGTACTATATTTATAGATAAATCTTTAAAAGGTAAAGATAAAGAAAAAGCAATAGACCACGAACAAGTGCACTTAGATCAGATGAAACAAGGTAAGCTTCAATATGATAATAATACTGTTACTTGGAAAAAAGATACAAAATCACCAGCAAGGGTTTACGATAGGGTTAACGGGAAATTAATAGATAGAAAAACCGGCAAAGCAGCTGTTGAAGGCAACGAAAACTTTGATTGGGAAAACGAAGCATATAAAAATTCATAACAATGGCATACAAAGCAAGATCAATAACAAATAAAGCAAGTAGCGCTTGTAAAGCTAATATGGCTTTAATACAAGGAGTTTCAGACGTAGGTTCATCAAGAAGAAAAGCGGATATAGGTAAAGAGTTTGAAAGTAATTTTGAGCCAGAATCGAAAGCTTCCTTAAAAGGTAATTCTGGGTCTATACCAGTTCCTTCTAAAACAGATGATGATACAAAAGAAAACAATAAAGAAATATAACCATGAGCAACTTACCAATTACAAGTAGAATAAAAAGAATTCCAAAACCTTCTGCTTTAAAACAAACTACAGACCCAAAAGCCACTGTAAACAGCCAAGTAATTATTGACGAGCAAGTCGATAATAATAATAACGATAATAATAACAATTCAAGTAGTGGTGATATGGGCACAAATGTGTCATATGAAGATGCATATAAAAATGCTGATAAAACAAAATATCCTACATTTGAAAGCTTTAAAACAGCCGCAGTAGCTTTTAATGACAAAAAAAGAGCTAAGCAACAACAGCAGCAGCAGAATCAAAACGATAACAGTGGATCAGACATCAATAGAACTATCTTAGATATTTCTAATAATGAAAAAGTAGCAACTACTGGAGATGTAATGAGAACTGTTGATAAAAGAGACTTTTCTAGAGGTACAAAAAAAGCAGGTAGAGATTACCGTAGATCTAAAATAAAACTTAGTAATATAGAGAGAAGACTAGAAAAGATGGACCCTAAAGATAAAGTAAAGGGTAATAAGAAGTTTGATAGGCTTAGTGCTAAATTAGATGAAAATAAGTATGAGCTTAAAAATTTCGAAGCAGCTAGAGATAACCAGAGAAAAGACGTTGCTTCTGGGAGAAAGTTTGGTAGCAACATTGTAACAGGCCAAAGAGATGTTTTATTAGGCGAAAAAGGAAAAACAGAGCAAACAGCTCAAAACGAAGCAAGGGCTAAGAGAGAGTATTATAAAAACCTACAAGCTAATAAAAACAATATAACTACTGGAGGTTTTAAGCAAAGTGCAGGAGCTATAAGCGCTGATAATTCAAACAATACTTTCGATTTTAACGCTGGCGTTAGAGATGCTATAAATAGCTACAAACCAATTACTGATCCTACTAAAAATTATGATTATGAAAAAGGGTCTAAAGCTAATACACCACCTCCTGGAACAGCAATTTTTATGAAATCTTCACCTAATAAAAAGAGTTCAGGTTTTAAAATGAAAGGTTACGGTAAAAAATAAGTTATGGCGTATACACAAGACTCTCCGTTTAAAAAGAAAGGTGATGCTCCATCACGTAAAAAATCTTTAGGATATTACAACAAAGCTAACAAAACAGGCACTGGAGCTGCCGCTGGTGGAGGTATGACTGCTAAAGGCACTGCAGAGTACAGAAGGAATAACCCGGGTAGTAAATTAAAAACTGCCGTGACTAAAGATCCCTCTAAGTTAGACCCTAACGGTAAAGCTGCAAAACGTAGAAAAGCATTTTGTGCTAGATCTAAAAGTTGGACTTCTGATAGAGGTAGAGCAGCAAGACGTAGATGGAATTGTTAAAATAATAAATATATAAAAAAATGGCATATAAACAAAAAGGGTGTACCCCTGTAACCGCAAAAATAAAAAGAACAACTCAAGGAGGCATGGTAAAACAACCTCTTCTAAATATGGGTGCACCTGTCAAAATGAAATCGCCTGCAAAGCAAACTAAGGCTAATGATTTTAAGTCTAAGTATGACGCTCAGGAAAAGGCAAAAGCTGACAAAGCAGCTAAAGATTTAAAGGCTAAAAAAGAAGCAGACATATCTAGTTATAATAAAAGATTAGACCGGTATAGAAACGATGTATTAAGTTTAGACTTGAAAAAAGCTTCAAAATCCTACGGAACGAAAGATTATGCAATGAATGCTGCTGCAAGAAAATCAAAGAATATAACTAATTTTGAAAACAATTTGTTTAATTACGACTCAAAAAAGAATCCAAAGTTAACAGAGGGATATACTCCAAAAGAGTACGCTATGTCAAAAGCAACTGGTACCTATAAGTCTAAAGCCACTAAAGTAGATACTCCAGTAAGCGATACAAACACGGATCTTCCGATCAGCGACACAGAAACTGATCTTACGAAAAATAATAAAAACAATACTACAAAAAATACTACAACTAAAAAAACAAAACTAAAACCAAGAAAAAAGAAAATAACAACAAAAAGAGTATTTTTAGGTAATGCTTAATATTTTATAATGGATAAAAAGAAGAAGTTTAAAGACACTAAGGTTGGGCAATTTATACTAAAGAAGTTGCCTAACTTTGCGTCTAATATTTTACCAGATAATGGAGTTTTAGGTATTGTAAAAAATCTTATAGACAACGAACCTGAATTAACTTCACAAGATAAAGCCCAGATGCATGAGGAATTAGTTAGTCTATATTCTTTAGAGGTAGCGGATAGAGATTCAGCTAGAATCAGAGAAGTGGAAAAAGCTAAGACCGGACAATTTGACTTTATGTTTAACTTAACAGGTTTAACTGGTTTAGCAGCTTTCTTATTCATAATCTACGCTATTGTGTATTTAGATATACCTGAAAGCAACAAAGAAGTATGGATTCATCTTATAGGTATATGTGAAGGTATTGTATTGTCTATATTTGGTTACTTTTTTGGTGCTGCGATTAAAAAAAATAACGATTAATACGTAATAATAATCTTATAACAAATTAAATTATATAAAAATGAGTAAATTAAAACAAGAAGAGTTAACATCTTTACAAGAAGCAGTAAACAAAGTAAACACGATGCAAATCCAAATAGGTGGATTAGAAGCGCAAAAACACGCGTTACTGCATTCAATTGCTGAAGCTAATAACGAACTAGGTAAAATCCAGGAAGGACTTCAAGAAACTTACGGAGATGTAAGTATTGATATCACTACTGGAGACATCAAAGAGAATGAGTCTAGTAAGGAAGATTAGTATAGGTAGAGACTATAAAAATGATGCCATGCACTATTCTGTTGGACAGGAAGTGTATGGTAATCATAAGATAGTTAATATTATAGAAGAGGAAGAAAAGTACTGCATCTATATAGAAAAGAATAACGAGATAATTCCATGGAAGGAATTTAATAAAAATATGGCGATCGCTATTGAATTTAATTTAGAATATTAATGAAAGGAGTTTTTGATTTTGTTATTGAACCCCTAGAAGAAAGATATACTAATAATAAGAAAGTAGGTGATACAAACCTTATTTTAAATACAGAATTACAGAACCACAATTATGTTAGTAGAGTAGGTATTGTTAAATACGTTCCATTAGAAAACGAAAACAATATACAACCAGGAGATAAAGTAATTGTGCATCACAATGTTTTTAGACGTTTTAGAGACATAAGAGGTAACGAAAAGAATAGCAAAAGCTATTACGATGAAAATACTTATTTTGCACAACCTGACCAGGTTTTTTCATTTAACAAAGGTAACAAATGGGAAGCTTGTATAGGTTTTAATTTTGTGCAGCCAATAAAAGAAACTAAATTATTTTCATCAAGTTTTGAAAAACCTTTAGTAGGTATATTAAAAACAAAAGACCCAGAGCTTGATTCTGTAGAAGTAAACGACGTTATAGGGTTTAGACCCACTAGTGAATACGAATTCGTTATTGACGAAGAAAGATTTTACAGAGTACCCACTAATTCAATCACAATTAAATATGGACATCAAGGAAACCAAGAAAAGTATAATCCAAGCTGGACACGCAGCGGTGGAGGAATTGATAAAAGTAGCTAAGGAAAAAATAGTAGATTCTGGTGACGATATAACAGCAGATAGATTAAAGAATGCTGCAGCTACTAAAAAATTAGCAATATTTGATGCTTTTGAAATATTAAATAGAATACAAGAAGAAGAAGCTATTCTGCTTAATAAACCAAAAGAAGAAGAAGAAACAAAACAAGCCTTTAAAGGTTTTGCTGAAAGAAGATCTAAATGATGTACAAGCAAAGCTTATACAAAGTAGAACAACACGTAAGCAGAAACGCTATATCTAGATTAAACAAATCTAAAAAGTGGAAGTATGGTTACAATAAGGATCATGATGTTGTTGTAATAAGTAAGACAGGTAAAATTGGCGAAGTATACAATATAAACGGATTAACAATAGCTTTACCGCCAGCTCCAAGTAAATTAGATAAAACTAATGACAAATGGGTTGCTCAGGAGTACCCTAAGGAACTAAAACAAATACAAAGTGTATTTGACTGGAGAGATTATCCGGATGAGTTTAAAGAGAAATGGGAGGGTTATATAGAAGAAGAGTTTAGACGCAGAGAAGAGGGTTATTGGTTCAATAGAAAAGGAGAGCCTGTTTATATAACTGGAACTCATTATATGTATTTGCAATGGTCAAAGATCGATGTAGGTAAACCTGATTTTAGAGAAGCAAATAGATTGTTCTTTATATTTTGGGAAGCTTGCAAAGCCGATACTAGATGCTACGGAATGTGTTACTTAAAAAACAGACGTTCTGGATTTTCTTTTATGGCTTCTGGAGAAACGGTGAATCAGGCAACTATATCAAGTGACGCAAGATTTGGTATATTGTCTAAATCTGGTAGTGATGCTAAAAAAATGTTTACAGATAAGGTTGTACCTATATCTTCTAACTATCCTTTCTTTTTTAAACCTATTCAAGATGGTATGGATAGGCCTAAAACAGAATTAGCTTATAGAATACCAGCTTCTAGATTAACTAGGAAATCGATACAAAATAAAAAAGATCAAGAATTATTAGAAGGTCTTGATACAACAATTGACTGGAAAAACACTGGAGATAACAGTTACGATGGTGAAAAATTAAGACTGTTAGTACATGATGAATCTGGTAAATGGGAGAGACCTGATAATATATTAAATAACTGGCGAGTTACAAAAACAACGTTAAGACTAGGTAGTAGAATTATTGGTAAGTGTATGATGGGTTCAACATCAAATGCTTTAGACAAAGGAGGCGAAAACTTCAAAAAGCTTTATAAAGATTCTGATGTAACGAAAAGAAACCGTAACGGTCAAACAAAATCAGGTTTATATAGTTTGTTTATACCAATGGAATGGAACTACGAGGGCTTCATAGATAGTTATGGTATGCCTGTTTTTAATAATCCTACAGAAGAAGCTGTAACTCCTCAAGGAGACATTATTGATACGGGTGTTATTGAGCATTGGGAAAATGA